GATGCGCCCTCTCTGGAAGATATCGGTCCGAGTATGGGTGCGCGGGTCATGGTGGCTGACTTCCGCCATCGTTTCGAGGGGTCGGCGGAAGATAAGCGTCTATATCAGACCCTCGCGGGCGAGCGTGCTGGTGTCCTATCTATCCTGTGCTGGGCCGCAAAAGCCTGGTATGACCAATGGCAGGAGGGCGGGGCTGGTATCACGTTGCCTCAGCGCGTCGTGGAGCAGTCCAAGGCGTTCATGGAGCGCAATGACCCGGTGGCCGAGGCCCTACGAGACGTGTTTATCATCTCTCCCGAGTACACGTGTGGCGGCCAGCATGCGTATGAGACATATGTGGAGTGGCATGCGCGCTCCGGGCGAGAAGATGACCCGATTTCCATGGTGAAGTTCACGACTATTCTAGAGAAAAAGGGCTTCCAACGGTATCGTGCGGCTCTATCACGTGGATGGAAGGGACTTAAGCCATTGGGGGCTGTAGCCTTGGCTGAACGAGAGGGCGACGAGCCCGACGAGGATGACGAATGACGACGCGCGGAGCGCCTGCGGCGCTCGTCTGCTCTCATTGCGGTGCGAGACATCGTTCCATCACGGATAATGACTGCTTAGACCGTCAGATGACGGAGAAAACCCTACAGGAACGAGTTATCGGACGTGCAAAGCGTCGTAAGTGGGTGGTTGCGCATGCTGGTAAGGGTTGGGTCGGGAACGAAGGAGCGATAGTGACGCCTATGAGCCCTGGATGGCCGGACCTCATGCTGTTTAAGCCAGGGATGCCACATCCGGTCATCGCCATGGAGTTCAAGCGTGAGCAGGGCGTGGTTTCTGAGGACCAGTGGAAGTGGCTCCAGCTTATGAACGCTTGTGCTATCCCGGCCGTGGTTATTCGACCTTCCGATTTACGTGAAGGCCGCGTGACTGCTATACTAATGGGGAGGTAGTGTCAATGTCTCTGACTCAGCACGGCGTCCGTTGCAATGCATGCGGCGACCGCATCTTTTCTAACTTTCGGCACGATTTCGTGACCTGTAAATGCGGCGATACGTTCATTGACGGTGGATTCGACTACTTGCGTATCGGGTTCAACTCTGAAACTGGGCCGCCCGAGAGTATCAAGCGTCTTATTCAGGGACCACCTAAGCAACGTTTTCGTGCTCAATGAGCGGTCGTCCTTGCACGATTTGTGCTAATACTACATTACGAGGTACGATTGACCGTTCACTGGAACTAAACATCACGGCTGCTGGTATCTCTCGCCAGTTGGCCGAGTTTGGCGCGACCGTCTCCCCGGAGGTTATTAATCGTCATAAGCAACACTACGTTCCGGTCGTGTCAAAAGAGCAGCGACAGACGAAGCGTGATGCAGCCGCTATCATCAAAGGGCGCGTGCTTGATGCACTCGATGCTCGAATTGACCGCGTGGGTCAATGGGTCGGTGAGGGCGCTGATAGGGTTTGGCTTCCTGCATCAGACATTCTCGATAAGGATTTGCAGCCTGCCCTTAATACTGCGCTCGGGGCGCAGAAAATCGAGGATGCGCGTGAGAAGGTGAAGTCGAAGCAGGGTAATGCTGAGCTTGCCTTCGCTATTTTACGTATGCTTTCTGGTGACTCTTTTCCGGTTACTTTGACTAACCAGCAACTAGAAGACGGAATCACAATAGAGGGTTATGCCGAGGAAATACTTGATGACTGATGAAGAGAGGCTTTTGAAGAGACGGCAACATTCACGTGAATGGCTAAAGCGTCATCCTGGTTATGATTCTAAAGTCCGTGCTGCACTAAGGAAAGGGATGTTCGATGCTTATGGTTCGGTTTGTGCATGTTGCAGCGAGGAGGAACGTATCTTTCTCACCTTGGACCATGAACTGAGAAATGGTGGAGAGCATCGGAGGCTTCATAAGGGGGGTAATGTTCTATATGACCTACGAAATCGCGAATGGCCCCAGGATGAGGGTTACCGTATATTGTGTATGAACTGTAACTTTGCTATGCGTTGGGGTAGAAAATGCCCCCACGATGAAGATGACGAAGTGAACGGGGATGCCTAAGGTCAGCGACCGCCGCACCGACTACCTCTTGAGCGCGCGATTCAACCTGACCTATAAGCAGGTGGCCGCGGCCCGTAAGCTACGCACCTTTGCACGAGAGCGACTGGGTATCGAGTTGCATCGTGGACAGTTAGCATTTGGGGGTATGGTTCTCTCGCGCGATGCGCAATCCCTCAGCTCGGCTGAGTTCCTGACCTTACTCCTCGCCTCGGGCAACCAGGCGGGCAAGACTTCATTGATGGCCGTGCTCATCATCTTCTGTTGCCTTGATAAGACGAACAGGGTGAAGCCGCTGAGTGAATCAGAGGCTATAGGCTGGCTGCGCTCTGAGTACCATTGGTGCCATTTCGGTATCTCGCAGGAGGTAGCTGACCTGGTGTTTAGCGACATCGTGCGTCTGCTGTCTGGCACCCATGGCGGGCAAGGGGAGCGGGGTTGCCCCCTTACGGCCGCTGGCCCTGTAGCGTCATGGGATACGAAGGAATACGGGGACTATCGCTGGATTAGATTTGCCCCTGAATGGGGTGGCGCTGAGGTGCATTTTCGTACCACGGGAGAAAAGTCCCTCGGTCAGTTGGGTAAGGTCTTGCATGGTATCTCATTCGATGAGGCGGGTATCGAGCGCAACCTGAACTTTCTCATCAAGGAAGTTTTCAGTCTTCGGCGTATCTCGACCGGCGGACAGCTCATCATGATGTCTACGCCGTCCGAAGACCTTGGGTCTGACTTCGCCGATAACTGGGAGTTTGGTAATCCTGAGAATCCAAACCGACTCACTTCCTGGTGTTCCCTACGGATGTCTACCCGTGATAATATTGGATACGGTCTTGACCAAGTGATGTTCGACCGTCTGACTGCTGATATGGACGAGCGTACCATCAAGCAGAATATCGACGGTGAGTTTCTCCAGGCGAAGGCTGCCTACTTCAATGGTGCGAACGTGGAGGATGTTTTTATCAACGGCATGCCTGAACGCGCGACCGTGAAGGCGAAAGGCGTATACTTGCAGGGAGTTGACCCGGCGAAACAAGCAGACAGCGCATGGTCTATCGTACTCAAGGTTGTGGCTAACCCGGAGAAAGGTTACGAGGGCCGTCCCTTTCTGGTCGGCGTGCGGGCCGAACAGCGCCGTGGTCAGAAATCTACGGAGACACTGGTAGCCCTGGCCGTGGATGCTTTCAATGCATATCACGTCGGGCGTCTCGGCAGTTCATGCTATACTGCATTAGACGCCACAGGATTTGGTGGTAAGATGTTCAGGGAAGCTCTTGAGGGCGACATCCCGAATCTGACTAATATCGAGTTCGGCGGGACGATTCAAAAGAAGCGGATGCTTCTTGGAGACCTCCGTACCATCATTGATGAGGGCCGTCTTCTCCTCCCGAGAGAGGGTATCTGGCTCCAAGTAAGGAAACAACTACTTGCCTACCGCCTTGAAGACCGAAAACTGGAACAGGATGCGGTCATGGCCCTAGTTTGTGCTGTTCATCTCCTGCGCCGCACCCCTGTTGATGGCTTGGCATCGGTGCCGTTCGACCTGACGAGGGCAACCTAATGAGTGCTAACTGGTTCGGTACCGACGGGGAGACTGTTTTTGCTGATATGACGCTCCTCAAGGGCGTCTTGCATGCTGCCGATGATGAGACGAAGCAGGTCATCTATAACCTTTCACGGCGGATTGCGGCCATCAAGCCTAATCAGGACCGTCTCCGGCAATGGTGTGACCGCGCCGATAAGTTGTACTACGCCGAGGATATGACTAAGGGCGGGGCAGACCTGTGGGCATCTGACCCATCAGCTAAGGAACCCGGACGCTCCCACGTATCAGTCAATACGCCGCCTGTATATGTGGACGTACCCTCTGCATTGCAGGCAGTAGAACCCATCGAGAACATGCTGGCTACGGATACAACCCCCGAGGCACGAACTGCCGCAGCAGCGATTGAGCGTCTCTACACGGCTTGGAAACAATCCGAAGATTTCGACCTCAAGTTTCACAAGGCTATCACGGTCAAAAGTCTGTACGGTATCACTGCCGGGCGCGTCTACTGGGATGCAAACGAAGGCGATAAGGGCAAGGTATGCGTGCAGGTCGTGGAGCAGCCACGTAATCTCTATCTCGGATTCAAGACCGATGAATACGAGGAACTGGAATGGGCCGCATATGTCACTCGCTATGAACCTAACGCACTCGCCGAGGCGTTTGGCGTAGATGTGATTCCCTTCAAACAGGATGATGGTACGGTATTGCCGCTCGTGCAAGCCCATGATTGGGAAAGCGAGCCACGTCGCCCATGGTTGGCGATGGGTGATGCTCGCGTCGAGGTATGGGATTACTGGTATCGTCAGCCGGTATGGCGCGGAACGAAGTTCGTACGCATGGACACATACAACGTTGTCATCGCGGGGAACTTCATCATTCGTGGTCCTATCAAATACAAGGAATACGAAGGCGCACTTCCGTATCTGCCGCTCTATAACACGTTCGTCCCCGGTCTGCCGGGTGGGCGGTCTGACCTATATGACGTAGAACCACTAATCCGCGAAAAGTACGAGCGTATCACTGCTGGGTCACAAATGATTGCCAATGGTGTGGCTGGTGACTACTGGCAGTTGGTCGGACCCGAAGCACCTCCGCGTGTTCCGGCTGGTCTCAAGCCTATTCGTAATGAGTTGGTTAGCCCCGGTCCAGGTAACCGTATCGAGGTTATCACACCATTCATTGCACAGTTCCAACTGGAACAATATCTTGGTCGTATCGACCGAGAGCTTATCGTCGTCTCGGGATTGAGTGACCTATTACTGAGTCTCGCTCCAACATCAATGCTTTCATCTTCAAAGGCTATCAACGCACTCATCTCTAACTATGAGTTGCGCATCTCGATTCGCCGTCGTCTCTTGTATAAGTGGCGTCGTGATGTGTGGGAGTTGGCGCTAAAGGTATGGGCCGCGAAGGATGCTACGGTCAAGATTATCGTTGGCAGCGGTGGTGGCATTCTCGACATCATCGACCCGAGCCTGTCGCCGCGCGATGAGCAGGAGACAGCCATCCGTGCTGCCAATCTCGTCAATGCGAAACTGTGGTCGCAGGCACGCGGCATGGATGCCGTTGGCGTGGATGACCCGGAGACGGAACAGCAACTCATCCGCGAGGAAAGCACGGATGCTACCCTTTGGCCGGAGCGGGTTCAGGTCATGGCGCAGTTGCTTGCGGCCTTGCAGTCACTCGGTTTGAACGCTCCGCAGGGTGCCCAAGCACAGGCTCAGGGTCAGATGACTTCGGGGCAGGCGGACCTCCGTGCCGCTCTTGGCGCAGGGACCCCTGGCGTGATGCCCGGCGCGCCCGGCGCTGGCGGGGAGCCGAGCATGATGGGTCAAACGCCTCCCCTTCCGGGTCTTCCGCCCGAGGCTGGCGGCGCGCCAGCGCCATTCGCGCAGCCTCCGACTACGACTAGTGCGCAGCCGACGCTGTTGCAGGGTATGATTCAGGGTGGTCAGGCTAAGGGTCGTATCATGACTCAGGTCAAGTTGGGGAGAAGGTAGTGCGCGATGGCATCACATAAGGCACATCCTGGGTTCAAAGCAGTGCAGGCACAGATTGCCCGCAAGCAAGGCATCTCAAAGGAGCGCGCAGGCGCTATCTTGGCTACGGGAACGCGTAACGCGAGCGCAAAAGCTAAGGCGAAGAACCCGAAGCTTGGCAGGGTCAAGGGATAATCATGCCGCTCAAACCGGGCAAGAAGAACGTTGGGGCGAATATCCAGACAGAAATGGCGGCTGGTAAGTCGCGGAAGCAGGCTGTCGCCATCGCCCTTGCTGTTGCCCGGCGCGGTAAGTCAAAGCGAGGCCGCTAATGGCTCGGCGTGGTAAGTTCGGGCGTCTGCCCAGGGCTGTCCCCAGTCTGGCAAATACGATTATCGCTATCGCTCGCGAGATGCAGGCCCAGGCTGACCGTAATCTCATGGATGCCTGGAAAAATGGTGGCGTGTTCGAGGGTGGCAAGGCGACGGATGAACGGGTACTTGCCTACTGGAAGTCTCGCATGGCTGAGCTTGACCCTGCTGACCCGGAATACGATACTACCAAGAACCAGTATTTGCAGTTGCAATATGCTGTTGAGCAATCCAAGGCAGACCTGCAACACTTACAGGGCAAGTTGAGCGACCGTGGATATGCCGATTTCTTTCTCAGGTGGGCCAAGAAAATTCCGAAAGATAGCGAGTTTTGGCGTTCACTACAAAAGGATGCTGCGCAACTAATCGAAAGCGCTAAGGCTAAGGGTCGTGCAGGAGCCGCCAAGGCGAAGACGGATGCCTATAATCAGTTCGTGGCAGATACGACCAAGACGGACATCGCAGTCGGTAATGCGCTTACGGATGCAGCGCAGAAGTATGCGGCTGCGGCTGGTCTCAACATCACCGCTGATGGCGACCTGGTTCTCGAAGGATTGACCCAAGACATCGCAGGGAATCCGGCCAAGTATCAGGCGGTACTCGATGCTATACATGCTATCAACCCAGACTGGGATGGCAATGTGACACAAACCTTCTTTGCCAGTGCCATAACGAGGGCTACGGCTGGTTATGCTGCCATCGCTGTGCGGGCTCAGAAGGACGGATATATTTCTCAGGCAAAATCAGCAGTGGATAACGAATCCCAAATGGCCTCTTGGGGTGCCAACTTGAAGGTTTGGCCTATCGCTCAAAGTTATGATGCCGCATACAACCAGTTCGTTCGGACATGGGGTAATCCTAACGCCAGCCAACTCGACCGCCAGACTGCGGCGCAGACATTCTCTAATGCGGTCGGCGGCCTGGCTGGCACACCGGGCTTAGACCCGGCTACGGCTAATATGCTTAAGGCTGATGCGGCACGTGCCATCGGTGAGGATGCAGGAAATAATCCTTCATTCGGGTCGGGTATGCTCGGACAGGGTGGTATCGACGCCAATGTCCAGCAGGCGAGTGCCTTCTTCAAACAACAGAGCGATGCGAAGGCAGCTAATCCTGATGCTTTCGTCTATGCTGCCACGGATGCTCAGGGTAACTATGACCCTACTGGTAATGGTCCGCTCGGTATCGTTCCGCGAGCATCTGTTCCTGGTGATTCGCAGATGGTTGCCATCCCACAGTTGGGTGGCAAGGCCATCATGGCGGTCGTACCCCTGCATAGCATTACCGTAACCGACCCGAGTAATCCCAATACTGCACCGATTCAGGTTGGTAGCGTCATCACCTATCGGGTAGGGGATGCGGTACTCACGATGTATGGTTATCCAGATTCTGCTGGTAAACTCCAATGGACGTTGACGAGCCCCGTGGCAGATGGTGTATCTTCCACGATAGACAAGAGTGGCAATATGATTCTGAGTCCACCGGCAATGTCGCAGGGGGACCTGTTGGCCCGGGCTCAGGCTTTTGATGCCAAATATGGGACTACATTAGTCAACTCTGACGGTAGCCTCAATACATCTGCCTCGGTCAATATTCGCGATAGCAACGGTAAGGTTTCTGCCACTATCTCTGCGGATATCAAAGATGGTGTTTTTACGGCAACACAGGCAAGTCATGCCTATGATGCTAATGGCCAAGAGGTAGCTACTGTGTCTGCACCACTTTCCACTGGTGCGGATTTCAATATCGCGACGGCTATCAACGTCATCTCGCCCTCGCTTCGGTCTTTGGGCAATGTTCCTGGCTTGACATTCGATACACCATTGGCCGCATCGGTCAAATCGGCTGCGGAGAATCTTTCGGCCGAGCAGGTCAGTGCATTGGCTGGTGACCGAGAGTTCCAGCAGGCATTTCTTGCGCAAGCCGAAAGCCAGTTTGGCACGACGAATATCTACGACCAGCGTATCGCCGAAGCATGGCGGATAATGACGACCATGGCCATTTCACCGGATACGTCTGGTGAGGGTGCGTTCGCAAATGCTGGACGAGGCGGCTTGCCGCAGCATCGTACCGACCTGCAACTGCCTGGTAGCCAGCAGGTATCCGGCGCACTTCAACCAGTCGCGCTCACCTTTGGGCAGCATGAACTGCGCCTACCGAGGGTGCCAGGTATCAGTCCTGCATCTCGGAATATCGACATCGGTGTTCCAACGAATACCCTGCCGACATTCGCGCCGCCACAGCCATCTTATCTGCCGACCCTAACGCCTACGGTTACGCCTACGGTTGCGCCTACGGTTGCGCCTACGGCGACGCCTTTGGCTGTGACTCCAACACCTACAGCACCACCGCGACTCTATGAGCCGCCCTATGCGGCACCGACACCTGCACCCACTCCATCGCTACTCATTCCTAAGTTCGGTCCGCCGAAGGCACTGTAGTATGTTCGACCCCAAAGTCTTCGCGACACCGCCGACTCCTGCCCCGGTCGGACCTAAGACCCTCTCGCCTTCTGGTCCAACTACTTCGGTACCAAGCGGCCTGAACATGCCGCGTGCTCCGCAGGCGGCAGAGTCTTCTTTTCTCGGGGATTTGGGGAAGGTGATTTTCGATAATCCATTTACTCAGGCTGCACTTGCACCGATTACCGCAGCGGGTACCCTGTTGAGCCATATCCCTCTTGGCGGCCTGGGTGCCGACCAGCAGTTCGCCAAGAATGGCGAAGTATTGAAGACGACAGACCCAGCGGCATACAACAAGTGGCTAACCGTCAAGGCGGCTGCTGATGCTGATATGTTCGGCGGTGGAAACCTGCGGGCTGACTTCAACCGTGAGATTGCGGATGCTGCCGATATGCAAAGTAAGGCAGGCTTTGTCGGCAAATCCCTCGATACTTACATGGGTGCGGCGGGACAGGGTTCGTTGGGTGGGGCATTGTCGCATGCCCTACAGGGATGGTTTGGTCTACCTGCTGCACACTTACAATCCTTCCTAGGCGATGTTGGCTTCTTTGACCCTGGTGCGGCTCCCGGCATCGCAGGCATCGAGAAAACCCTTCCTGCCATCATGAGACGGCAGAATGAGGGTATCGACATTGGGCCTGATGCCAAATATGCTGTGGCGCAGTTCCAGGCTGGCATCTTTACCGAGGCCCAGGCGACCGCATATCTCAAGGCTAATGCCTCCGGTGGTCGTAATCGCCTAGAGGAATCCATGGCCCGGTTCGACCGTGGTGATACTGTATCGCCCGTCGAACAAACAGCCATCGAGGGGGTACGACAGCATGGATGGACAGAGAGGCACGCTCTCGACTTCATCATTCGGTCGGGTCAGTCCGTCTCTGGTGACCCTCTCAAGCAGATTGTCGGAGGCACGGTCACCGACCCCCTAGTTATCGCTGGCGGATTGGCTGGCATCGGGGGTAAGGCTGTCGCTATTGGGCGTGCCATTGGTGAATCAGGTATCGCTGCCACGTCTGCTTTTGAGAAGGTAGCCATTGCTGCGGCCCGCGTGGCTGACAGTCCCATCACTGGTCCCATCTTTCGGGCGGCCGGGAAGATTGTCAATCCCCACCTCCCAAAGAGTTCAGTGACTCGTTCTCTCATAGACCTTCGGTCGGGCGTGGCTGTTGGTTCCCTGCGGTCTGCTTATGGTGAGACAACCATCAATGACTTGCGTAATCTGGCTCGGGGGGCCGGGAAAACGACCGAGATTGACCAGGCTCTTGCAAGCTACAGTTTAGACCAGGCCAATCTACTCATCGCCCGCGAGACTCGCGCCACGCAGTTGTCCAAGGGGCTGGGTGAAGACCTCGTACATACAGCACCTGATGATATCATCGCCCCGATGGTTGGTGGTTCACAGAGGGATGTACTTGACCGTCTGACGGATTCAATGGTGCAAAACGCCAAAAACACATTTACTCCTGGCGAGTTGGACAATCTCGCCGGACGCGCGGCGCATGTTTTCGGTGGTGATGTAGCCGGATGGGCGGTCAAGGTTGGAGCTATGAGCGACGACTTACGTTCGTTGTTACATGCGGCCACTTATAAAGTCTCGGACTCAGAACTTAACGCTGCTATCAGGGAAGTAGACCGTGTGGCCTATGGCAATGCTGTTGACAAGCTACCGCTCGACCAGCTCACATTGATGAATGACCACACACTTGACACCACCCTCGCCGAGGAACTGTTTGCCCGTATCAAGAGCGGGACCACGATTGCCGAGCGCACAGCGATGTGGAATGATGCTGCTCGCGTGTATCCCCTCATCGGGGACATCGGATATGCTCCCGGTGGCGGTTCACAGCTTGATATACTGCTGAGTGCTCTGCGTCGGGATATTGACCGGGGCATCTTCCCTGTGCGCGCGACCGAGCAACTCAATGACCCCGCACTGAAACCCATTCGTGATATGCTTGCCCGCAATACTATCGACGGTAAACCCCTTTGGCGCATCGGGTTCAAGCCGGAAGACAGCGTGGCATGGGGCCTCAAGCGCGATGCGATGACCGGCAAATACGTGGCCGAGCGAGACCCGTCTATCCAGCACGTATTCGATATGCCTGCGCAGCCGCGCGCCATGGATACCGTGCGTAATGTCCTTGGACAGACGATAGGGTCTCACGTGGGTGACGTAGGGGAATCCTTGGATGCCTATATCCGTACTTCCCTGGATGTTGTCACGGGTCGCCGGTTAGTATTGAACATCCAACGGCGCTTCGAGAAAACGGCTGTCGAAAAGTTGGGATTGCCGAAGCAAGCAGCCAGCGACCTATTTACGGCAGCGCGCGATGCAGCCGGGATAGAGCATACGACCCTGCGTGGTTTGAGGATTGAAGATACGGGACCCAGGGCCGGTCTTTGGGCGGCTATGCAGGATGCCATCCCCCTCAACTTCCGTACGCCTAGCGGTGAGGCCCTGACCGCACATGACGTAATGGGTGCTCTGCTCGATGCAACAGAGGGCGATATGCGCGTCATGGGTGTATTGCCAAAACTGACTCAGCGAATGAGAAACATCTTACGACGTAGAGGTATCGACCCGGCAAACTGGGCCGGAGGCGTAACCGTGACGATGTATAACAAGTTGCGTTACTCCAGCCCCATGTTCCTCATTCAGCGTATCACTGATGCACCGTATTTCATGGCCATGCAGGGCATCATGCCAGTCGGCGGCGGGGGGTTGAAAGCTACCGCCCTGCGTGGGTTACGTGCCATTGAAGAGAACATCGGTCGCACGGGAACCGCTCGGGACTTTGCTTTCGACTTGCCTGAATATGCTACACGAAGTAACTTCACAGATGGACTCCGTACTGGTCTGGAGGCGCGCGTTGGCCGAACGAAGTTCGCCGAAAAGATGCAGGCTATTCAGAACGCACCGGACACGTATATCGCCAACAACATGACGAAGATGTTGCATGAAGACCTTGGCAGTATCGTGCGGGAAACCCTTGAGGATGTACCCAAAATCATCGAGGGTATTTCAGACCCGGCCTTGCAAGCCGAGATGAAGGCAGAGTTGGCAGGCCCCATGGCCAAGTCTTTCGCGGAAATCCGCAATGTCTATTCTCAGGCAGCCGGTCATGTGTTGGATGACAAGGAAACAGGATTGCGCTATATCCAAGAACAACTGGCCTCTGCTCGACGGGTGACGGTTGGAGATACTGGTCTCAGTACGGCGGGACTCATTCATGAAAGTGAGTGGCTGGTGCCTCATACAGTGGCCGATATTCGACCCATCAATCCCGATGCGTTGGCGCGTGAACTCGGTTATGTGGATGGAGCCGCCCTGCGCAAAGACATCACGGGAATATTCGACCGTACGACAGGCGCACGCGTGCCGGGCGCAAAGGATATTCCCTGGCTGAAAGAGCGACTCGCCAATGACCTGCATGCCCATCCTGATTATGTAAAGCGTGCCGAGCGTTACTTCGGCGATAGTTGGCAATCCTATTGGTATCGCGTGGCACAACCCGTGGGCGAGGGAGGCTTGGACCTTCCTGGTGCATATGGCAAGCAGGCGCAAGACCTCGTGGCGCGGCTTGCGCAGGACCGGGGCATGGACCCTTGGGATTTCCTGACGGGTGTCCTGCAGGCAGACCTCAAACCGGGTGAAACAGCAGACCGTTGGGTGGGTCACTTGGCTAACATGCTCAAAGCGGGCGAGGCCCCCGATGCTATCAAGCGTTGGTCTGAGTTGTTTCTGACGACCCTTGACCCATCCGGGCGACAGACCGTCATCGAGAGTGCTGGGTTGGGACAAGTCGTTGTTCCTCCCGCCACCAGCATCAAAGATTTGACGGCGCAGTTCGGGCCACGGTTCATCGGTGGTGGATTCAAAGATATGCCAGTGGGCATCAAGCAGTCAGTGGTTGATGAGATAGGACAGTTTAAGGCTGATTTCCCTGACGTTACACTCAAGAACATCCGTGTCAATCCGAAGTTTCACCCCGATGATTTGCATGCCCAGGCCGAGACGGTGAACTATGAACCCGGCGTGCGCGCTACTAGCATCGAGTTGAGTCCGCGATTCTATGGCAAGGGCAAGGATGTCCAACTGAGCTGGGACAAGGGTGTGGCGCAGAATGAGTTACAGTGGGCAGTATCCGGCCGTCCCGAAGTAGTGAGTGCAACGCCTGCTGGTACTTTGCGTCACGAGGCAATCCATGCTCTCGATGAGCATATTCGTGCTATCGAGATGGATGCTAGGTTGCATCCGGCTCTGGCTGACCCTAAACAAGTTGAGGCGGTGCTTGCATACCGTAAGTTCGTCAACAACTTTCATTCCTCCAAGGCGGCGAATGACCTTTCGCAGTATGCTATGACCAAACCGGAAGAGGCTGCCGCTGAGTTGGGCGACCTTGCCTTCGGTCCCGAAGTAGCCCGCAAGGCATATTTTGCTCGACTGCGAGAGCATATGGACCCGCAGGGCCTTACGGGGTTACCAGAGAGCAACATCGAACATCTGGAGTCCGTGGTGGATGAGTATAAGCAACTTGTCATCGACACCGGGCTCTATAGACCGGGGGCGGGTACGCCTAATCTTGCAGACCGCCTGCCCCAATGGCTGCGTGAACGTGTCGCCACCGGGCTACCGCGCGCAAATCCCGATGAAGAGGCCATCATGCAGCAGTATGCCAAGTTCCTCCGGGATGAACTACAGCCGAGGCTGGAGGGCAGCACGCGCAACGAACTGGCGGCCATGGTCAAGAATATCCCGACCAGCGCTGCTGTGCCATTCAATCGCACGCAGGCCCTCATCGCGCAACTAGTGCGCGACAAACTCCTGTCGGCCAAGGATGACGCCTGGATGGTTGCCGAGATGCAGACCAAGCGAACCGTGATGATGCGCAGTCTGAATCACCCTGTCTTCGGTCTATATCCGGCGAGTTATATGTGGGGCAAGGTCTTGCCGCTGACCATCAAGTATCTCTCGCGCAACCCCTATGGCCTGACCTATGACATCCTGCGCGTACAGAACGCCATCGCCATCCAGCGCGAATATGACCCGGAGTTCAATGCCGCGATGGAAGAGATTGGCAAATCTGAGACGGGCTTCGCCCTTGATTACCTGACGCCCTCACTCCCATGGTCGGACATGTCGGCTCGTGTTTCACCGCTCGTGCGGGGACTGATACAATCTGGTGGTCCCGACGTGGGTCGGGCGGTCTCTGGTCAGTTGGCGATGATGTCGCCCGAACGGTGGTTCGCGCTATTCGGTCGCGTGGGCAGTGAGGCGCTAGATTTCTTGCAGGGCGGCGGCGAATCCCAAGCGCCTACTATTCCGACCAAACAAGAGCAGCAGTTGCAAAATCTGCAACAGCCTACCCCGTCCACTGGCCCTACGTCACGGGTTGACCTTTCCGTTCCGGTGGCAGCCGTAGATGTGCGTGCTATACTTGAGCAAGATATGATGGGGCTGAGGTCACTATTCGGTGGCTAGGCTCCCGCATGAGGTATAATGATTACAATGACAGATACGAACGAAGGCGCTACGCCCGAGAGCGAAGAGGCCCAGCAGGCAGCCGCGACGGCTACCGTTGGCACTCCCACTCCCGTTGACGAAGTTACTACGCTCCGTAGTCGAAACGCTGGACTTGACGCGAAGGTCACGTCCCTGATTCAACAGGCCGCAGTCGAGAAGGCTCGGGCGGACGCCGCAGAGGCGCGAGCGCTAGCACTCGCTTCGGACAAAGAGAACGGGGATGCCGAGCTTCGGGCACTGGTCGAAGCGCAGAAACTCCTCATCGCCAAGACGGCGGCTGAGGCAAAGTTGGCCCGCATCGAAGCCAAGTATCCAGAATCCTTTGGGGTTCTCGGAGATGCGGCAGCGGGGCTAACAGACGACCAACTGGCTGCGAATGAGGCCCGTCTAACGGCCAGATTCGCAGGGGAAATCGAGACTCCGACGCCCGTGGGTGCAAACCCTGGACGTACGCAGTCGGCGGTTCCTAAGGCCATCGAGGACATGACAGCGGCCGAACTTGAAAAGCATCTCAAGTCATTCGACCCCTCGGTTGTGTTCCGCCAATAGACTACGAAGCGACCCGGCGCTCCCCGGGATAGATAAAGGAAAAGACGACCATAATGGCAGGTCCCACCGACACTGCAACCACGAACTTTGACAAGACTGTCCAGGTTCTCATCCGCAAGCAGTTGGTAGAGGTTCTTCTACCCACACTGCCCCATCTCATGCCCGGGAACTTCATCAAGGCTACCTTCGTCAAGGGTACCAATGCCACGATGCGCTTCCTGAGCGTCCCCATGTTCGCGCTCACTGCTGATGCTGACATCATCGGTCATAGCGCGGGCACTGCCCCCTGGCTGACCGAGGGTGTTTCACCCACGGCCCAGGAACTCGCCCTTGGCTACGAGGAGTTCACTGCCTATCAGGCAGGTCAGCGTGTTAGCATTACCGACGTGGCGATGCTGGAATCCCCCTTGGACCTTCTCGCTGAGGCTGCCAAGGTTATTGCTCGACAGGCTGCCGAGACTATGGACAACTACGTTGCTCAGACTCTCGCTGCGGGCACCAATGTCCTTTACGCTGGTGCGGGCAACGTAGCCCGAACCGACGTGGGGTCTACCGATGCCATCACTGGTTCTCTCGTGCGACGTGCCGTGCAGAATCTCAAGGCGGACAGCGTTCCGTCGTTTGGCGACGGCTATCGTGCCATCGCGCATCCGGCCGTGGTCTTCGATTTCGAGGAAGACGATGATGTTGGTGGTTGGATTGATGCGGCTCGTTATGCCGGGTCTGCCCCCATCCTCAACGGGGAACTCGGCAAGTATGCCGGGGTCCGCTTCTTCGAGAGCGCTCGTGCTCGGGTCTTCGCGGCGGGCGGAGCCGGTGGAGTGGACGTGTATTCCACGATTCTCTTCGGCCCCAATGCCTATGCCTTTGGAGACTTTGGTACGCTGAGTTCGTACTATGTCGCGCCCGGTGGGCACGGCGATGAGTTGTCTCAGTTGGCGAGCGTTGGCTGGAAGGCATTTTTCGGTGCCGTCATCTCTGGTGCCGGTACCTCTACATCGAATATGCCGGGTGTGAAGTACATCCGCATTGAAAGTGCATCTGGTCTATAACTGAATAGGCGTCCCGCCGTCCACTGCTAGCCCGTAGGACTAGTTGAGTCGGCGGGACGCCCAATCTTCTGCTACAATCTAATCAATAGAGCGGACTACCGCTCGGCCAAGCAGCCGGAGCAACCGGCAGAGAAAAGGAGCATCCTGAATGGCAGGAACAATCACTTCATCCGTCAAGTCCCGCAAGGGCCTTGGCATCGTCCGTATCCGGGCGGCCATCACGTGCGATGCGTCTGGTAATGCATCGGCTACCGTTATCGGTTCGGCCTATGGCCGTATCGTCGGTATCGCGTATGACCCGACAGCCGGGGCTGGTGCCACGATGGACACTGGTGCTGACCTCACATTGACGGACGGCGATAGCGGAGCGACCATCTGGTCACTCGCCAACGCTGGCACGTCTCCGTTGTTCAAGCGCCCCACCATGGCCGTGACGGACAATGCTGGTGCGGCCATCACACCTGCGACTACGGCCAATGACATCAACCGCGACATCTTTGTTGCGGGGAATATCAAGCTGGCCGTTGCCCAGGGCGGCAACGCTACAACGGGCGCGCTCGACGTTTTCGTGCAGGAAGGCTAGCCGACCATGGCAGGCACAATCACGAACGTCAAGGTCGAACACCGCTCTCGCGGTGTCGTCAAGACCAAGGCAACCTGGCTCGCTAATGCGTCCGGCGATGCATCGGCAACTGTCATCGGGGTCGGTTTCGGCAAGCTCGTTGCCGTTGCTATCCCGGTCAACTCTCTCGGCGCTGCGGATTCCGTGGGTAATGCCATCTTCACATTGAAAGATGTGTATGGCGCGACCCTGTGGTCTTATGACACGGACAAGTTGAAGTTCTCGGGCACTACGACCGGGGATGACACAGGTGGAGCGGCAGAGGACCTGTTCATTAACTCTGGCGTCAATGGCCTCGCGGCCAGTGACATCATTCGTTTCATCTCGAAGACGGGTGGCACTCTTCCAGCATTGAATACGAACTATTACGTGCTCGCTGGTAACTTGACGGACACGACGTTCCGTATCAGTGCGACGGACGGTGGCGCATCTATCGACATGGGTTCGGATATCACTGCCTCTACGTGGGTCAATGTGACTCAGCGGGTGCCGTTGTATTTCCGCCCCTCCATGATTATTTCGGATGCTGCTGGTGCTGCCATCTCGGCGGCGACCTCTGCTCCGAACGTAAACCGTGACATCGAAGTCGCGGGCAAGTTGACACTCACCGTTGCGGAGGGTGGCAACCTGGGTACTGGGGACATCTACTTCGTCATTGACGAAGCGAATCTCGGCGACCCGGCGGTTACGGTCTAAGCACATCACTCTCGGCGGGGCGGGTTGCTGCGAACCCGCCCTAGCCGATACAAGTAGAGGTGCTTCGTGGCCAGTATAACATTCTCTGCCTTCAAGACGGCGGTCAGTGCAGCGCTGCGCGACCCCAACAATACGACGTTCGATACTGCGGCTGTGGGCACGCTCATCCAGGCCGCGCTCGCAGAAGTCGGGCGCATCGCACCCGAACAGTTCCAAGAGGACATCGTTCCCGTTGCCGATACGTTGACATATCAACTGCGGCAGGTCGGTGTTACGAAGGCCCTTACCACTCCGTTCGGGGTAGCTTCAACAAACGTACTGACTTCCACGGCACACGGTCTGGTGGCAGGTAATGCTGTGATGTTCCGGTTTCTGACTGGTGGCTCAGGCTTGGTTGTCGGGACGACCTATTACGTCATCGCGGCCGGGTTGACAGCCAATGCCTTTGAGGTCTCGGCGACCTTAGGCGGGTCAGCCGTGGATTTCACCACCGATATCACGGCCGGGATGTTCCGCCAAGTCGGTATCGTGCCGTCCGAGCCGGTGCCGGAAATCGAGGTATCGCGCGTCGAGCTGTGGAAGACCACGGAGACACCGAATATCCGTTGGTGGGTCATTCCTCCTGCCAGCGCTGGCTACGTGGCCGATTCGCAAACCGGATGGTCTGTGTGGAACGGCACACTATTCCTGCCCAACTCGGTTCATACGCAGTTTGATGGCGCTGAGACCGACTTCCTTCTTCGCGTATGGGGCTACAGTCCCTACGTGCAGGTGAGCGCCGATGCCGATGTGGTCTTCGTGAGCGACGAGGTGCGCCTGGCCATGATTGCCTACTGCCAAGCCGAGGCCATCACCAGGCTTCTCGCCGAGCGCGACCTGTTTGCGCAGTGGCAGGCGAAGGCGAACAACTCCGATGTGAGTCCGGCAGCCCTGATGGGCATGCTCAATCTTGCGCGAGATGACTGGCGACGGAGGTCTCGCGCCCTTCTGCGCCTGCGGGCGAGGGTCTAGCCATGGCATCCGTCCCCGACCTGACGCGGGCCATCTCCTTCGGTGGTGTAGCCCTGAACACGGTAACGGCCAGTCTTGTTAATGGTAAGACCGTCCTGGTCGGTTGTACGGTGGATTCGTTTGACCCAACCGAGTTGGAGATTCGCCAGTTCACGGAACCCCTGGCCTTGGCCGATGGTATCGACGTGGGCGGCACGTGGTTGGGCGCTCGCAAGCTCGCTATGCGTGGCACAGTGTATGACAAGACGCGCGGGGAAGCCTATGCTCGTCTCGCCACGCTTGAAGCGGCAATGATTGCTACGTCGGGGACCCTTGGGTTTACTAATCTGACGTGGTATACGATTAGCGGAGTTACGCCTACCGTTACACAGAAGACTATCAGTGTGCGGCCGAACGGGTTGCGCTACACCATTGACCGGGATATGCATGGCGGCCTGGACTCCGACCCGCTGGCTATCATGTGGAGTGTCACCTTCTACGCCAAGAATCCCTCCATCACTTAGAATGGGAGCTAAATGGGATGCCACACATCCAAACGAACGTCGAGCTAGGAATAAACGTTGGCATCAGAATAATCCCGAAAAAGTCAGAGCGGGTCAGCGCCAATATTATCAAGCCAATCGAGATATTATGAATGCTACCAGTAAACGCCGATACCGAGCGACTCGCGAGCGTGATAGGGCTTTCACGGATGCTCTAAAGGCCGTTCCGTGTATGGATTGCGGGGGATTGTTTCCGCCGGAGTGTATGGACTTCGACCACGTGCGCGGAGAGAAGCTCTTTCCTGTTTCCAGCATGCACGGAAGGTCACAGGCGAGATTACTGGAAGAGATTGCGAAATGCGACATCGTTTGCGCCAACTGCCATAGAATCAGAACTCGTCAGCGTCTCCCTAAGGCAGTAGCCTAATGCCCGTTGTAGACCCCCTTGAGGAATGGCGAATAAAGATTCTGGGCATGGGCGGCCTGGCTGGCGGCGGCATTGGCGTGCCCGGCAAGACCAGCCTTACGTTCAACGCGACGACGAAGATTTGGTCGCGTACGACGACGGGTATCATCTCGTATCCCTCGACGGTCAATGCTGCGCCTGGTGGGCCATACGTCGTCAATCCCATCATCGTGCCATATGACCCCGTGCATCAAACAGGTGGGTCTTTCTACCGTCTGACCGAAGGCCCGAACGCGGGATATCTCGTTTCCTTCTGGTCGAACTCATTGGGTTATGGCAACATCACGGTCACGACAGCGACGACTGCTACCTTCAATCGTGGCCCAGGCGCAACCCTTGCAACTATCTATCGTCCGGCTGCCCATCTGGCCGGTGCCTCGCTCGGTTGGAACGCTCCGGGCGAGATGCACCTGACGCTCTTAGTGGATGACCCGAATATCCTCGTTATCAAACCCAAGCAGACACACTACGCCATCGAGTTCTATCGTGGCGGGCAATGGGTCGAAGTGTTCGCTGGTCTCGTATGGGACATGGATGCGACCGATACCGAGGTGGTCTTCTATGGAATCGACTACTTGGCCCTGTTCGGATATACCTGGGATGAACGCTTTGACCCGAAGAAGCCAAAGAAACAAGCTCCAGCAGGGTCGTTCTACGTCAATAAGACCATCAAGGAAATCGTCACCGCACAACTGACGTACACCATCTCGCAGTCGGATTCCCTCGTCAACTTCATCACGCTGGGCACGATTGATGCGATGGATGAAAAAATCGCCGGTATCTACAGCACGATGCAGAATACCCTGGATTTTGTGCTGGGACTCCTGAACTCGCATCGCGCCGGGACACAGAAACAAACCCGTCTGAGTGTCAAGAAGTTGGCGGGCGTATATACCGTCATGGTGGAAGACAATCCCGGTGTGGATAAGGACGACTTGGCCATTAGCTATGGGGACCTGGCACAAGGGTACCGCGTCATCCCATTCGGGACCGACTGGGCCTCCCGGGTCAATATGATTGGTCGCGACAGGGCGGGGTCCAATCTGCTATACCGTGCCGAGAGTTCCGCTGTAGACCAGGGCGAATGGGGCCGTATCGGACAAGCGCCGGTGATGATTGAATCGGTAGATGCAGCCGACCTGAAGCGACGCGCCCTACAGGCTGCGATTGATGCGAGTCGGCTCGGCCGACAGATTTCCGTGGGCACAAGGCTCGGGTCGTTTGCGCCATTGGAGAACTATGACATCTGCGATAATGTCCCGGTCATCATCAATCATGGCGCGGTGCAGACGCAGAACTGGGGTTCCGATGCGTTCGGCGCAGACCCATCGGGTGCTCCGAGTGGTGTGGATGCTGCCTACTGGACGATTCTCGGTATCACCTGGGAATCATTCGATGATGGGCACTGGATAACCTCTCCCACGCTTTTCCCGAAAGGTGGCGGCCTACCGGCCCTCATGTCCGGTGTCGTCTTCGTCGCCGTTGGGAACGGCAATATCATCTCCACGAGCCCTGACGGCATCACTTGGACATCGAGGTCGTCGGCTCTTGGTGCTGGCACAACGCTTGAACCGATAGTCTATGGCGATAAGCTATGGGCCGACTCAAATCAATATAGCCTGGACGGCATCAACTGGCAGAAGGTCCCAGTATCTCTAGGCGGCGGTCACCATGCTTCCATTGCCTTTGGCACGGGGTCGGACGGACGAGCTTTCTATGTGACGGTCGGTACTTTCGGTAACATGTGGTTGAGCGAAGACGGCATCACGATAAACTGGGGGTCTCCTGCATACTATACGCGATATAAGTATGATGTTGCCTATGGCAATAAGCGTTGGATTGATGTCAACGAAGACGGGAACATTTCTACAGCTACGGTGGCTGATGCGGCGTGGACTGCTCTGGGGCAACCCATCGGGGCGGGAGCGCTGATTGGTGTTGCGTATGGAAAAGATGCTGCCGGGCACGGCCTGTGGATTGTCGTCGGAGTCAATGGTCGGCTAGGAACGAGTTATACAGGCACCTCTGGCTGGGTACTCCGTGACGCGGGTTTTGGCGCTGACACTATCAATAAGTTGCAATATGGTAAAGATGCCAATGGTGCCGGTCTTTGGGTAGCCGTTGGAGGGAGCGGCAAGCTGGCGACGAGTCCTGATGGCAGCATATGGACACAGCGAACTTCTTCCTTTGCGGGCGTAGGTATCAATGACATTGCCTATGCCAATGGGGTATGGGTAGCTGTTGGCAATAGCGGCAAGCTGGCATCGAGCACAGATGGCATCACGTGGACGCAACGGACTTCACAGTTCGGGTCAACGGGTATCAATGGCGTGTGGGGAATGAACCTTGGTACCGGCGACCTGATTTCCGCGCCGACAGACCTCCAGGTTGGTTCCGGTCCGCCCATTCCATCAGATACATCATCGAACACATACATTGATATCACCACCGGCCAGCAGTATGTCTACAATGCCGAGACGGATACCTGGGACCCGGTAAAGGGCACGCGACTACTCGATTCCGAGCCCGGCGTGCTGATGTTCGGAATGGATGGTCGAGATGACGAAGGGTATGCCTTCGTGCCGCCCGGTCCTCCCGGTGTGCCGGGAAGTATTGGCCCACAGGGTCCGCCCGGACAGGATGGTATGCCCGGCGAGGACGGGGCGGACGGACCGCCTGGACCACCAGGGCAGGATGGCGTCGCGGGCGCGCCAGGGGCCACTGGGGCTGACGGCGCACAAGGCAGTGCCGGTATCGGTGTACCCGGCCTCGACGGCGAGGACGGCGAAGAATCATTCGTGCCTGGTCCGCAAGGCGTGCAAGGCGTGCAGGGTGAGACTGGCGCAACCGGCCCACAGGGAGTTATCGGGCCGACCGGACCGCAGGGTGACACTGGCGCGACCGGCCCGCAGGGTGTACCTGGCTTCGACGGTGAAGACGGTGAAGATTCGCTGGTCCCCGGCCCGCAGGGAGCACAAGGCCCAACCGGCGCACAGGGCGTACAGGGTATTCAAGGCGTGCAAGGAGACCCCGGTGCCACTGGTGCAACGGGACCAACTGGCGCGCAGGGCGTCCCCGGCTTCGGTCTCATGGTGTATGATGGTGAGGATGGAGAAGATTCATTCGTGCCCGGTCCGCCGGGACCAGCAGGTGCAGGTAGTTCGGCCAGCCAGCGCACGTTCACGTTCTTCGGAGGCTAAATCATGTCATTGACGCTTGACACCGGCGATACGATTCGAGGAGTCGGTGGCGCTGCGACCTCCATCACGTATACCATCTTCGGTGATGAGATAGCGGCGGGCACTGATAGTTTCAAGGTGCTTGCACAAGGTCAGCTTCCTGCCACCATCGGCGTACTCTACACGGTTCCCGCCTCCACGCAAACCATCATCAAGGGCATCCATCTCGTCAATAGCACGGGTATCAGCATCACGGCCAAGTTGACCATCAATGGCACTGCGGCTGCTAATATCATGCTACCGACCATCACTATCCTGGCTGGTGGTTTTGCGACCTTGGCGGACGATGGCTGGAAGACGTACAACGACCAGGGACAACAACTCTTTGCCGGTAATACGGGCGCTCAGGGGGCAGTCGGTGCCGGTATCCCCGGTTGGGATGGCATAGACGGCGAGGATGGATTCATGGGACCGGTCGGACCGACTGGCGCTGCGGCAGCGGGTGGTTCGGACGTTCAGGTCTTTACAGCCAGTGGTGCTGGCGTATGGACTAAGCCCACTTCCTTCACCCCGACCTTTGTACAGGTTAGCCTGTGGGGTGGCGGCGGTGGCGGCGGTGGCGGTGCCTCATTGGCCACTGCTGTCGTCGCTAAAGGCGGTGGCGGCGGCGGTGGCGGTGCATATGCGCAGCGGATATTCCGTGCCTCTGACCTCGGGGGAACGGAAAACGTCAACGTCGGTGCTGTGGGAAGTAGTGGTGCTGCTGGTACGGCCGGAGCGGCCGGTGGTGATGGTGGAGTGGGTGGCAATAGCACCTTTGGTACGACTCCCTATATTACCGCATACGGCGGCGGCGGCGGACGGGGTGGACAGATTAGTGCGCTCAAGACTCCCGGTGGCGGCGGCGGCGGAACTGGCTCAGCCGGTGGCGTTGCCGCCGGAGAGGTAGGCGGCATCGGTGGGGACCCAGGCCCTGTTGGTGCAGCCAAGGGTGCATCGGGTGTCGCTGGTGGAACTGGCTCAGATGGTGGGATTGGTGCAGCCTCCTCAACCCCTAACAGTGAATACGGCGGTGCCGGTGGCGGCAGTAGTAGTGCTGCTGTTACCCCCGTTGTAAAAGCAGGTGGTTCCTCCATCTTTGGTGGCGGCGGCGGCGGAAATGGCGGATGCCATTCCTCGGCACCCGCCACCGTGGCCGGTTCTGCCGGTGGCGCGTCAAACAGTTATACCACAGGTGGCGGTGGAGCAGCCGGAACGGATGGTGCATCCCCGACAGCAGGCACGGCTGGTGCCGATGGCAACTCTACGAGGGGCGGCGCTGGCGGTGGGGGTGGCGGCACAACGGTCACCGCTAGTACGGCCGGAGCGGCCGGTGGCAACGGTGGCCGGGGTGGCGGTGGCGGTGGCGGTGGCGGCGTTGGCATGAACCCTGGCATCGGTGGAGCTGGTGGCACAGGTGGTCTCGGATATATCATCGTTTACAGTTGGTAGCTGGTATAATGAGTGTGGTTAGCTAGCCCACATTCATGAGGAGAAACAAAAAACTATGGCTCGTATCGCCAAACGACTCGCCGGACCCCTACAACTCGCCGCCTCGACGGCAACGTTGTATACGGTTCCCGCCGTCACGAAGACCATCGTGCGACATATCCATATCGCCAACCCGACTGGGGGCGCTGTAACGGTGACTATGGGTATTGGCGCAGACGGCGCGACGACGCGTATCTTCGATGCCTATAGCATCGCATCGGGAGCGGTTCTCGACCACTTCTGCTACTACGTGCTTGAGGCCGCGGAACTACTCAAGGGGCATGCCAGCGCCGCCACGTCGCTCGTTGCGACGATTGATGGCGACGAAATCGTCCTCGGGTAAACTCTCGTGAGTGAAGCCGTGGAGCAATCCGGTCCTCTCTCCTGGCGCGACGTATATCGCGCTGTAAATGATTCTGAGACGCGCGTTGTGGCCGCTGTCGCGGCAGCGGTAGCGCCACTCGCGAAGACTCTCGTTGACCACGAGATACGCCTGGACAGGATAGAGGACGTGCAAATCGAAACGAGGGCTTCGGTGGACACGGTTAAGCTGTTCTTTGCCTTCGGGCGGTGGGTCGTCATTACCATCATCTCCCTGGCGGGTCTATATCTCGCCTTCGGGCCTAGGTAGGAGGCGCGCACGTGCTCAACGGTATTGATGTCAGTAAATACAATGGTGATGCCAATCTGGAAGGCTTGGACTTCGCTATCGTGCGGGCGACGTATGGCTCCACACCAGACCCGAAGTTTACCCATCACCTTCTCCGTTTCAGGGCGGCGGGTCTACCAACAGGTGCATATCATTTCGGTGTCGGAGGCACGCAGACGACAATCACCGCACAGGCGAGTGCTTTCCTGGTGGCATCCAAGGCTGCTGACTTTTTTGCGCTCGACATGGAGGCGAACTGGTTGCGACGCGCTGACGGCACGCGTTACCTTGGACCTACGATGACCAAGGACGAGGGTCGCAAGTTCATCCTTCTCCTGCGGGCGGGGGCGCCGGGTAAGAAAATCCTGCTTTACTCATCCCGTGGCACGTGGCCGGGCGACCTCGGACAGGATGCGAACTGGGTAGCGGATTACGCCGGGCGACCAGACCGCCTATCGACTCGTCCGCGCATCAAGTGGCTGTTCTGGCAGTATCAGGGTCATCCACTCGACCGCAATAAGTTCAATGGTGACCTGGGTGCGTTACTCTGGTTCGCCGGGAAGGGTCCCGCGCCAACGCCTGCGGTACCCCCGGTGCCCGCTAAGACCCTGGCCGCCCTTCGACGCCTTATCGCTAACCTGGCCGCTGTAAGCCGTCCCACAGCCTCACAGCGTAGTAAGCTTGCCGCATATCAGAAACGGCTCATTGAATATCTCAAGAGAGGGAAGTAACCATGCAGGATTTCATCCTGGGCATCCTCGGGAGTCCCGAGTTCACGGCCCTCATGCTCACGACATTTGCAGGTATCGTGACAGCCGTCGTCGGATGGGTTGCGGTACAGTTTCGCAAGCGCATCCTCAACGAACTGTCGGTAGCTGACCTAGCGTTGCTGCGTTCTATCGCAGTCATCGCGGTCCAGTATGCCGAACAAAGGTTCAAGGATGCTGATGGTCCGGCGAAACTCGCGGCTGCTGTCGCTGCTGCCGACAAGATGATTGCCGGTTATGGCTTGAGGGTCAAGACAGAACAGCTCATGGCTATCATTGAATCGGCTGTCTACGCCGAACTAGCACATGCCGAGATGCCGGAGCCGGAGGCTCCCAGTCCTGAGATTCCGGCGTGAGCGCCCTGGTGGCGGGCTGCTCCTGCCTCACCTGTGCTCTCCGTCGTAATGGACGACGCATCGTTCGCAAGGTGGTCGTCGGACTACTCGCCGGAGTCTTGGTGCTTGGCGGCCTGGCTGGCAGTGTGGCCGTCATTGACCGTTCGTTCTCCGAGCGCGCTATCTGGTTCGACAATCTCCTGCGTCTTGCCGCTCTGGCGGATAGGGAATATGACACCCTGGACGTGAAATGGTCTATGGTCGAACCGCAGACATGGCCCGACCTCTATCAACTGGTCAAGGAAATCGTCTACCAGATTGACGAAGAGGGTGCCACGACGCAACTCATCATGCCGACCAGTGTCGGGTTCGTGGACTATGGCCCCGGTCGTCGCTCCGCCGTTGCTGGCACCTATGACCCGAGCTACGGTATCATTGTTCTCAACGAGCGTTTTCTCACCCCCTCCTGGGGCGAGCAATCATGGTTCAGCACCCTGGTCCACGAACTCGTCCATGCCCAGGGCTACTTTGTCGGCTCCTCAGCCACGCTGGAATCGCAAACGGAGATTGTTGCCACTGAGGTTGTCGCCGCGATGGCGAATCTCGATTATCCTGGCGCGCGCGCCGACCTACTCAGTGGTCTGCGTGGAGACGCTCTCGCCGTAGCCTACTACATCGCTCGATTCAATGGTGGGCCTATCCATACGACGAATACGGACAACCAGAACCTCACGGTTTCATTCCGTGGTGGTGACTCAGGCATGATGGCGCGCTGGCAGTCAGTCCGGCAGGCCCTCTTGACCCCCACGGAACTAGCCCGCTCCGATAAGCGCGTGCGTTGGTGGGAGGAACGACCCTGGGAATATGCGGAAGTCCTCGGCAAATATGCCGTCACCACGCTGACGATGGAACTGGATGCCTCCTGTGGTACGGGCGTCATGCCTGAGCCATTCAGCCAGTATCCACTGATTGAGGGCGGCATGCAACTCATCTGGAATCCGAAGACAGATGCGTGGGAGATGCAAAGCGGAGCCTACTGGGGAGATGCGGTGCAACTGCCATTCTTGGCGATGGACGACCTGCGCTACGTGCTACACAACGAACTCGGATACTGTTGATGCGACCCATCACGTGGCTCGTCTTCGTGATGGCCCTACCATTCCGCCACTTCGGCATGATGGTGGCGGGCCAGAGAATCGAACTCTGCTAGTCAGGCGTATGAGGCCCGCTTGGTCACCAGACCTACCCGCAATGATGGAGGCGATGGGGAGTCGAACCCCATGTAGGCCCATCGGCCACAAACCACGCGCCCCCACTACTACATTAGACCTCATTAGTCGTGGATTAGTCGTAGCCTAGGGCTTCTTTTGCTTCGGACCGATGTAGATGCCGGGAGCCTGCGGCTTGACGTTCGTACCCCAGTTGATAAGGCCACCGCCGCCAGTCGGCGCAGGAGTAGCACCCGCACGCTTACGAGTAGCCTCGGCAGAGTTGGAGCGCATCTGTGCTGTTTTCTTCGATTGCGTAGCCTGGCGCGTCTCACTGCGATATGCACCGGCTGACTTTCTCGGCTTCGGTGCTGACGTGGGCTGCTTTCGTCCGGGTGCCATCTTAGTATCCTTTCCTGATGTGCTGCAAGGCGTCTGTGGGATGCACGGTCGCCCCAGCGCCGCGAAGGTTGACCTGTACCTCGTTCGAGTAATCTGACTCTTCGGCCAACGCGTTGAGTGCGGTCAGGCGGACGTTGACAACGCCCGCGAGCGGACCCGTGATGTCGAAGAACCAACCGTCCGAGTTGATTTCGCTGTCGGCGATGTCATCTTCCAGCCCCCATGCACCGCCGGCTTCCAACACATAGAGTTTGTAGTCGGTTGCGCCGAGCACGGGCAACCACCGCACGTAAATGCGTGTGCCGTCCTGGCGAACGAAAATGGTGGGAGATGAAGGTACTGACATACTCCTATCTTACACCATATTATCATTAGGTGGCTGACGGTTGCGCTTACAAGTTGCATCCTGGCAATCCTGTCGGTCAGGTGCTCCATGTGTATATCCAAACCCTTTGTGCTGCACATCATGGCTCAATGCGGCTTGGTGTGCTGCTTCCCGACGACGCTGGTCAACATGAAAACCGCAATGCTCACAGACGCACGGACCCGGCAGGCGGTAGAGGGCGATAGCGCCAACAAACACGATGAGTAAAGCGATGAAGAGTATGGCCGGGTCGTGCATCACCGTTGATGCCAGCGCTCGATATGCCGACCCGCTAGGTTCTTTCGTTCGACCGACCAGTCTTCCACGATGGTATGCGTGTGCGGTAGGAGCATCGTACCAATAGGATGCAGGGACACTGCCTCAGCATCAATCGGATGACGATACGGATGCAGGGCCGATATCTGTAATGGCCCCAGCACTTTATCCGGGTGGTTATCGTCCGTCCACGGCCCGCTGTCGAGCCCCGAGGATTCGGCCTTCTGTTGACCCGCAGGCATCATGCCGAGCTGGCGTAGTCGTGCCGTCACATCGAATGTTGGCATCTCCGCACTCGGCGACATCAGGTTACCGTCAAGTGTGCGCCCGATGATAAGACGCACGCCGCAGAACTGACAGGTCGGCACGATGATATGCGGGATGCGCATATGTGACAAGGCCACGCCACGCTTCGGGCAATCCTTATTCTCATCCTCATAGGACGGCGGGGTGGGACCGTAATCGACTGTCACCGATGCCTACCCTCCGTGCTCTCCGAGAACCCGCCGCCGGGATTCCACATTCTCGGCGCTCTGAGCATGCCACGTTCCAGCATGGCGGCACGCAGATAGATGTGGTCCCGTACATCGGACGAGACGCGCGCCTTCGTCTTCTCGATGCCCTCTGGCGTCAGGCGGTTCGCCTCGCGCCAATCGGATTGCGACATGTGGAACTTCTGCAACGGCTTACCGTCGTCGTCTGCGACCCTCAACGTTTCTAGCAGGAACTCCTGCGTGGCTGGAACGTCAGCCTTTTTGAACATGTCCATTTTCGTGTCGCAGGTCATCTTCGGTCCGAGCAAGGGCAGACCCAACTCATATAGTGCGCCGTTGATGATGGGCAGGTCGTGCATGCGGATGTAGTGGCCGGTCACCAGGTCTGCCTCGTTGTAACGCTCTAGGAAGGCCAACAGGATGTCGCTCGGCCCATCGTCCCATGGCGTCAGCAGGTCCACCTGCATGCTGCCGAAGAGAAACCGCCCATACTTGTCGCGCTCAGTCCAGCACGACGCGATAGCGGTGACTTCGGCAGTCGGCCGGTCCGGCTGCCAATATGACAGTGGCCGGTTTTCGATATCAAAGTCAAGGACACGACCACGGCCAGAGCTACCCAGCATCGGACAGCTCGCCATTGGCAGCCAAGTCCATCACCTCAGCGATGGACAACGCGGGGATGAGGCCCTGCTGCACCATGGCAGCGAGTCGGGCCGTGATGACGGGCATAACAACCGCCAGCTCGTTGTCAGCCTCGATACTGTGCTTCAAGCGGATGGCAGCCCGAACCACCTTCCTGTGATTCAGGATAGCCTGTTCGAGCGAAGGGCTAAAGTCCATGATTCCTCCGGTGTCTGCGCACACTGGCCTCCTCGATATTCACGCCACGACGCTTGAGTGCCAAGACGACGGACGTGTTGCCGACCAGGGTGACGGGCAGTGCTAGTTCGCGTGCCCATTCCTCAGCCACCTCGGGATTATGACCGAGGAAGTTGCAGAGTTTACAGGCAGCCGGTGACCCGTCCGCCAGTTCATCATGCAGGGTTGTCATGCGACCTCCACTTCAATGCCTGTAGCATCCAGAATAGCAGCCTCGACTGCCTTACGAGAGCGCCTTGTCCGCTTCTGTGTAGGTTCGTTCTGCGTCGCAGGCTCATCGGGCGCAGCGGCTTCCGCTGCGGCTTTAGCCGCGACCCCTAACTTGGCGAGGGTGGAAAAGCTAATCCACCGGCCATCACGAACGGGCATCATGTACCTCCTGTTTCAGTGTAGCAACAAAACTGCGTCGCCATGCATCGGCTGACACACTAAAGATAGCATCACGCACCTGGTCGGTCGTGAGTCCGGTTACTCCCGCAATCCGAGGAAGGGTGCCATTCGGCTGCCAGCCCCCATCGGCGCGCACTTCCTGCTCGAATAACTGCTGACACTCGCGTGTCAAGGCTGGCGTGCGTCTCATGAGGAAACAACCTCCCGTTCATTCTGCGACCCACCGTATAGATTGACCGGCCAGAATACCGGCTGTTTGACGGTCTTGCTTTGAATCTGCATCATGAAACTGTCTGCCCACGGGGGCAACAGGTCCTTCATGACGGCCTCAAAGGTACGATTATCCTTCACCGGCCCTTTAGGGGAGGGCTTGACGGGCTGCTCAGTCAAGGTCATGCATCACCTCTCCTGGTGCACCACGAACCAGTTGCTTCCGTCACACGGGTTGATGGTCGTCGTCGTCTGCTGCGTTTGTTCAGCCATGAGACGAGCTGCCTGACCGGGCGTAGGTCGGTCGTCAATGAGCTTACCGACCGACTCAGCATCGAAGATGATAGCAAGGCAGGCAGCAGCATGGGCAAGATGCTTCACACCCGAGTCCTCGGCGCTCTCCTCGCCATCCATGTACGCATAGACATGACGCAGCAGGGCTTCAAGGTAGACAGACAGGTTGACACCCGTCTCCCGCCAGTTGTACGGACCGTATTTCTCTGCCCCATTAGCCATTGCAGCAGCCGTTTCGATGACAAGGGCGGGGGGTACGAGTCGTAGCGGCGACTTCGTGAGGCCGATGGCGTCCTTGGGATTCATCGGTGTGCCTCTACGGCTGGATGGTCGTACTGATGGCCGAACACGATGTCATCATTCGCTGCCCATGCGCGAACGAGCGTGAGGGAGGGCACGGGATGCAGGGTCAGGTGATTCCATGCTAGACCCACCGTGTAGATGGGCAGTCCGCACAACGCATTGGCGACGAATGTCTCCAACCGCGCGCCGCGCGACTTCTCCCAGCCGGGCAGCACGACCACGGCCTCGATGCCATCATCGGCGATGAGTTCTATATCGCGTGCAAGAAAATCCCCCCATGTAGCGCCATGCGTTTCCAGCGTGGCGATAGCACCATCCGCCGAGCCGAGACTGATGGACCGGATGGTCGGGTTGTCCAGTTCGGCCGGACTGACGACCTCGAAGCCCGCCTTACGCAGTCGCAGGGCCATGGCATCAAAGGCTGGTATGTTGAAGCCCTTTATGCCCGTCATTGGGCCTGCGAGATATACACGCATCAAGTCACACCTCTTCGGTCGATAGATTCAATCCATGCCACTGCAACGGCAGCCACTTGGACCAACTCGGCTCGTATATCCGTCTGACTAAGGTCCAGCATGGCCTCTGCCGTCTCACCGACCTCCTCGGTCAGAATGGCTAGCCACAGACCGTCACCATGGTTTTGCTGCCCCCACCGCAGGTCTTGACGGAGCCGCTCATCGCCGACCGACTGCAAGACTTCAAGCGTTGTATTCATTCGGTACTCCCCTTCGGCTTCTCATCATGTTCCAGTGTAACCTTGAACATGGTCTTGGCAGCCGTGTGATAGATGACGATGCCCTCGGGCTCCATGAAGCCGGGGGCGGCGTAGGACCCATGGACCTTTAGGTTCGCGAGGACGAGTGTGATGCTGGCCTTCTCATATGGCCCCTCGTACAGCACGGGAACGACGCCGATGACGCCCTCCGTGCCGAGGTCCGCCCAGCGGGCGACGTTGAACAGGCTGAACCGCTTGGTCGCCTGTCCGTAGTTGCGCTGGATGCCGTTGCCCCACCACTCCCCGAAGTGTAAGCCAGGGCCGAGCGTACTGCGAGCATAGTCCGCGATGGACTCGACCCACTTGGCGAAGCCGTAGTTGTCGTTCTCCGGGGTGATGATGCGGGTCCGCGACTGTGCATAGACGATGCCATCCTCTGTGACGCCGATGGCGGCATTCGTGCCGTCGATTTTCTCCGTGATGATGATGTCACGATTGAGTCTGGCAATCTTCGGCCAGCCGCGAAACTCAATATCAGGCATCGAGCACCTCGATGACCGTACTCGTATAGATGACACCATGTAGACCCTTGGAGGTTTCGAGCAGGGCGCAACGCTGACCGACAATCGGGTCCGGCACTTGGGCCAGTGGGCCGCTGTTAGCCCACAGCAGGGGACTCTTTCGCCCCTCGCGCACTTGACGACTCCATGTCATCGCCTCGGTGTCAATGGTGTAATCGCTATTGAGTGTACGAAACTTCATGTCAATCTTTTCCTGTCAGCATGGCATCGGTGCCCCATGTTTCCTTGATGGCGCGCGCAATACGAGCGATGCGGCGGCGATTGCGATGCGTGCGTTTTGCGTCCGGCAGGAACGCTTTGATGTTCCGCCGGATGTAGCGCGGGGGCTGCATGCGTGCAGGCCCTCGGTCAACATGCATGCGCAACCCGGCTGCCCGTCGCGAAGCGCGGGTCCATTGCTCAGGGTTTTCCAATATGGCATCTATGTCCTCAGCCTCGGGGTCATAGCGGTTCTTACGCGTCACGGTTGCGTCTCCATGAGAAACTTCATCACTGCGGGATTGTCACGCATCCACGACAACATCACGGGTGAAAGCGAACTTACCCAGTGTTCATCAAACCCCTCCATGGCGGATAGTCCGTCTAGTTGCGCGACTGCACACATGGCATGCAGGTTCTCATGTAGGAATGTCTCGCGCTGGCGCTCGAAGCCCATGGCAGCATCGAGCGTGATGACCTGTTTCTCCTCATCGTACACCCCATAGACACGATGCTGATGAGGCTCCGCACCATCCTCATGAGCCTCCATGTGTAGCTCTCCCTCCTCGCGCACGTCGATACGCTGTGAGAGGAGGCGGACGTGAGTGGGTAGGGTCATATGGTTACCGCTTCCTGCGAGGCCAAAGGACTCGCCATACAAGATAGAAGGCCATGACACCGAAGATGATAATGAGTACGGCTGCCCGTGCCGAGTCATTGCTACCAAGATTACCAGCCGCGGCGGCGTCCGTCGCGGGAAGCGTAGTAGTCGGGGTCACGTTCCCCGGGAGTGCAGTAGCAGAACCCGTGGGCAACGGTGAGACTGTCGGGATAGGGGTCTCGCTGGCATTCGGGGTCGGGACAGAGGTCTCGGTCGCAGTCGGCGCAGGGGTCGAACTCGGGGTCGGATTTTCGGTAGCAATCGGCGTCGGACTCGGCCCCACAGAGGCCGTCGCAGTCGGTTCGGGCGTCGGAGTCGGCGTCACCCCGGGCGACGGCGAGGGCGTGAGGGATGCCGAGGGTGAAGGCGAAGGTGTAGGCGGTGACGAAGGCTCCGATGACGGAGACGGTTCGACGGAAGGCTCTAGTGATGGTGTTACCTCCGGTGATGGTGATGGTGACGGTGACGGTGACGGTGACGGTGACGGTGTGGCCTCGACACATGGGCCGAAGTAGTCCTGTTCGTGGCCTGCCTGCGGCGTGCCATTCTCGTCAAAGTGGGCTGCCAATGCCTGCGAGGGCAGCGTAAGGGTCGTGAACTGTGTCGTTCCAGCCAAGCCCGCCCCATGGCAGATAGTCGTTGTCTGTGGCTGACCCGCTCCTAGGGACCCCCCGGCGAGTAACAGTGTGAGCGCCAACGCGCCCACCAGAGAAACGAAACGTTGCACAACCTATCCTTTCTCGAACTCGTCACACAAGGCGCAAGCCCGGTACTTCCGGCTCTTTCGACTCGTCAACTCCTTGAGCCCCTGCTGGTCATGGGTTGGACAGACCCAACCCACGCCGAGCGAATCACGCGGCGCTACGTCTCCGATGATGGCCGTTTGCACAACGACTGACTCCTTGAATACTGCGCCTTCATCTAGCGTTGTGTCGGGTTTCTCTTGCAGGGCGGCCACGAAACGCTGGGCCGTACGAATCAGGTTTTCATAATAGCGACGACTCGCTCGGTTGGCATCATCAAGGGCCAGTAAATGCTGTTCCATCTGCTCCAGGGTAATACCAGTCGGTTGCGTGATTCCCGGCGTTTCCGCGCGCTCCATCCCGACCGGCGTGAGACCGGCGGCGCGCTCGGCCTTGCGACCAATGATGCCAGCCGTCATAGTGTCGAGCACGGACTGCGTGTCACTCATATTCCACCGCTAGCACTCGGGATGCGTCATAGTCGCTCAACTCGGCGTCCGGCGAGAGGGCGGCACGAGCCCGGTTTGCAGCGTTCGCAATCGGCATCGGGTAGCCCGGGTCTGGTACACCGAGTTCATCTCGGATGTATTCTAGCGCCGCCCGCAGCCGCTCGACCTCAGCCGCAGCGCCGCGGTCGCTCTTAGCCATCGGCTTCGGGTCTTCCTCATATTCGTAGTCGTAACGCCGACTACGAAGCGAGGCTGGATGCTCAGGGCACGGCTCCGGATAGTCTGCGCATAACGGTTCTTTGTTCTTCATTCGTCTACCTCCTCTGATGCACCCTTCAACTCATACTTGAAGATAGTGTCCGGCTGCGGATACTTCGCAAGGAACCGGGCGAAGGCCACGCTGCCGAGGAACGCCCGTACGGCCTCGGCCTCGAACGAGAACAGGTGCAGCCCCCAACCATTCGGCCGGATATGGACGAGGCCGCCCGACTGCGCGGCTTCGAGCAGTGCGGTCAAACGCTCATCCCTCTGCCCATTGATGACCACGAACTCGGCTGCGAGATACGCATGGGCCTGAATCACTTGGTCGGTATAGATGCCCTTCGATGTCTTCCAGTCCAATAGTACCAAGGTCCCACCAAGTTGACGGATAACGTCAACCGTGATATCTCCTACCTTCGGCAGCTTCGTCCGGTCAATGTCAAGCGGGATGAAATCACCGGACATATTGAAGGTACCCAGCAACCATACCAGAGCGTCGAATGTTCCCGCGTATCCGGCAGTAAGGTTCAGGACTCGTACTTCGCGGGCAAGGATGACCATGGGGAGCTTTTCGCGCATGTGCCAATAGTGGCGCACACTATGACGCACGAAACGGATGTCCTCATCATTGATGTCGCGCTTGACCTTAGTGCGGTCGCGGTGTGATAATCCGGCAAACGCGGCCTCGACATAGGGTCGCTCGATGCGGCCCCATGCGATATTCTTCTCGATGGCTTTGTGTGTGATGGTGCCGCGCATACCTGCGATATTCTTCGGTTCATCGGCCTGCTCGCGCAACCACTTGCGCAATGCATCAATCTTCGGCTGCTCGCCGTTCGTTGCATCATACTTCTGTGCGAACTCGCTCGGGAACTCGAAGACCTGTCGCACTTCCTTGACGCCACCACGCGGGCCAATGACAACGCGCTTCATGGTCCCGAGCGCGGCATCGGCAAGGTTCGCCATCTGCCAGTTGACGAGGTTGTAGCTTTCGCCACACAGGTTGCGGATGGACGTGACCGAGAGCAAGTCTACTGGTTCTGACCCATCGCCTGCATCGTAACGGTAGAAGCGGAAGCCCTCGCCGTTCAGGAGTTGGTCGAACGCAGGTTTACTCATACGTTCTCTCCACGTGTGATACGAAGCCGTCCGATGACCGTACGCTGGACGATGGTATATTCCGCTTCATCATCCTCCTGCCAGCCGGTCGTATGCAATGCCATTGCCTGATTGCGTAGTCGTTCCTGCACTTTGAGCATGGCTTCACGAATGTCAGCATCCATATAGGCAATAGCTTCACTCGGTGTAGCCCGCTCAGGGAGCGGCTGAAACGTCATGAGGATGCGCGGCTTGTCGCTCATAGCTGCCCTCCCTCGATGATGCGCAGGACGGCGGAAAGATTGACATGGAAACCACCCGGCACCGCACACTTGTCCCACTTTGGCAGCTCTTTCACCGCCGCCAGGATGCGGTCGGCCTCGGATTGCGCCCCATCTCCGCAGCACGTAGCGCAGGTCGCCTCACTCTCGTACTCGTCCAGCCAGCCGCGCTCACGCAAGGTGGCTTCGTGGTTGATGATGGCCTCGAACTCGATGGCGGCGACGTACTGACCAGCCTCTAAGTAGTCAGTCTCGGATAGCAGTGATACCAACAGATTACCGAGCTTAGTGCGAGACGACATTGTACTCATAGCAGTTGGTCAGTGGAAACGAGCAACGCCAACGGCACGACTGCCAGCGCTGGCAACGGACCCACGACGCACACGAATGCCAGCACGTATAGGATGATGCGTCGCACCGCAGCACGCTTATCTCCACCAACTACTTCGCGGAATAGGCCGACAGCCTTTTCCTCACGAGTCTCGATGGTCACTTCGATGGGATTAGTAACGATGACACACCTCCTGCATCACGGATAGCCCGGTCAAGCCGGGCCATATATGTCTTCACGGACTCCTCGAACCCATACAGGGGCCAGATGGCCCGACTGTGTGGTGCCCCATTTTTACCCGGAGCACCATCATGTTCGACGTGTGGACAGTATTGCTTGGGCGGGTCCGAAGCCGATACGGTCAGCATGAACCCGTGCTCGGGGAACAATGGACATAGGTCCCCATCTCCCACATCGGAGTGTACACGGGGCCTCATCGGTCGGTGCCTTCGAGGGCGGCGCCCAACACATCGGCAGCATGGTCGAGTCGCCCGAGCCGCTCATCGTTGACACCCTTGAGGACATCGTTCGCGGCGTCGCAAAGGTTCATGGCAGCCGTCCGCAGCCGCTCCGCGTCCCGGGCCAGGGCGAGGAGGCGGCGAAGGTCGCCCACGGTGCGGTTGAAGTCAACAGCAAGCGCCACGGGCCGGTCGTCCTCCCGCGTCGTAGCGACGAGGAGCACGCCGTCGAACCACGAGGCTTCGTCGAGCAGGTCGATGGGGGTCATGTCGGCTCCTCATACTCGACCGGCACAGGCTTGATGCCGGTCGCTGTCAACATAGCCGCCACCGTAGCGGCACATCTGTCGTTTGCCATGACATTACGTGCGAGTGACATGTAGGACGATAGCTGGGCCACGCCCTCCACCTCACTCATCTCCGCGAGAATGGTACGCATAGCAGTAGGCGTCAACTCCTCACGGATGGCATCGAACGCGGCCTTCCATTCACCGACCCGCTCGAAAACGGTCACTGGTCTGGTCATTAGTCCAGCCTCCTATATATTGTCTGGCCCACCTTGACGCCCATGGCCACGATGACATGTCCCTCCGTGCGTGCCTCACCGATGCCACGTATAACATATCGCACACCAAATCCTGTCAGCCCTACCAGTTCTGCGAGCGTACGTGGCTGCACAAGCGCCTCAAGTACACGCACACCGTAGATGGTCACTGGCTGTCCTCCCATGGGCGAGCTTTCTCCGCATATCCATGTGGTTCCTCATCCAGTTGACCGATGACGGTAGCGCCATAGCGACGCTTGGATTCAAGGCCGGTCGGCGTTGTGAGCACAACCATCTCGTTACCGAGGGTAAGGTCATCCAGAGTCACTCGATAGAGGGCCTCGCCCCCCTTAGCGAGTCGGTGACTAGTCAGGCGCTCATGCAAAGATGCGCCCTGCTGTTCGAGCGCACGCTGCGAGAGACGGTCGAGTTGTTTCATCGGTCGCCCTCCATCAGTTGCGGTAGATTTTTCGCTTCGTAGATATGGGCAGCATACACCTCGGCTAGCCCGGTGCCCTTGGGTAACTTATACCAATCCTCGCGCTGGTCTTCGTGATACCGGAGGGTCGTCTTATCCGCCGCAGTGGGGGCAGTGGCATAGAAGCCACAGGTACAACTAACCCAATACTCACCGAGCTGCATGCGGATTTCCTTGATGACGTGGGACGGGCGTGGCAGGGATTTACCTCCGTCCATGCGGTTCCAGAATGAGTCCGGGTTTATCGGGCGGCTCATCATGCCCTCACGAGCTTGATGATAGCCACGAGTATACGGATTACACCTTCGACTTCATCCGCCAACGCAGCCGATTCTTCCCACGAGAGCGCCCCGATGTCGATAGCTAATGCTCCGTTCTCTATAGGACCCCGTAGCTCCTGTGCTACAGCGACCAGCTTGCGAATGTCCGCGATGCCGTCAAACTCCGCCTCGATAGATACCTCGCGCGGAATAGGCTTGCGGACCCGCACGCCCTCCGGCGCGTCGCCGGGCGAGATAGCAGCACGCGATACGCGGGTGCCCTCAGGCATGCTCTCGATGCGAGCGATAAGCGCATCGGCGGATGGATACTGGCGGGCGAGTTGTTGCCATGACTCCGCTTGATACTTTGTCAATCCTAAGTCTTCGATAGTTGGCAGGGCTGGGTCCCGGCCCTGCCACTGGTTAGCTGGCCGTATCTCTCCGGGGCCTTTATAGCGTTCCCCCGCATCCTTCATACGGATAAGCTCCGCGCCCGCCTTGTATTCGGACACGAGCACGATGGCAGCCGCTGGGTTTTCGGCCTCGATGCCGAGACTGCGGTCATGTACGTAGCCCTGCACGGCCTTCGCCAGTGCACGGGCATCCTTGATGTCGCCGATGGTGGTGGCCTGCGCGACCTGATAGGCCACGAGGCCAATCATGTTCGCCGCCTGCACCATCAGCGCGTTGCGGTCGGTCGGGTCAACGTCGGCCCCGATACCGAGCTTGGCAAGAGCAACTTGACGTTCCTCTGCGCTGTCATTCTGCGCAGGGTCAGCCATCGCGGCCAACTTACGCACTCTGCCGTTCGTCATATACACCGTCCTCTCATTGGGTGGTGGTCATATCTAGTATATCACGGCGACGCTGCGCCGCCGTGCGACGTGCTCACAACTCACCTCGTTTCTCATTGCGTTGCAGTAGCTCCATGCACTTGTCGGCGGCCCATAGCGAACGCCACGGACCCCAGCGCCATGTGCGGCCACCCGCCTTACGTTGCACGAAATACACCGTGCCAATGTGCAGGATGGACCATGCGGTCAAACGGGAGCGCCTTCGATGGATAGAGCTTGCGGGCAACGATTACCGTCCTCGCCCTCATAGTGCAAACAGAGCACAGACCCATCATCCTCATGCAAGTGCCCATCGCGGGCGGTAGATGCCGCGCAATAGCACACCTGCTCCACGGCGACATACGCCTCATCACTTGTCATGCCTTTCGGCAATCCGATACCACTCATCCCATTACCTACCTTTCTGCTCCCACTTGCCTAGTAAACGTGATGGGTGCGCGTACGGCCAAGTATACCAGCGACATGCTTCACCCGCTGGCGAACCGCAGCTTGGGCAGTCGCGCTTACACATGGCACGACGATGCCTGATGATGCGCTCATCGTATGTTTCGTAGGTGCCTATCATCGGCCGGGCTCCTTCGTGCCCCACTGCGCGGTACCGGGCTCGGTAAACACACGAACAATCGCCCACATGTCGGCATCGGCGAATGTCAAACGACGACGTTCGGCAGCCTCTATGGTGAAAAAGTTGCCGATACCCTCACGCAGCCGCTCACCGACAACATCACCCATCTTTACGAGTACGTAATGATGCACCATAACCTCCTGATTATGCTTCCGTCAGTTCGTAATCCATGGACCGCTCCTCTTCGTGAGTATCGTCCGCTTCGGCATCGGCATCAACGCGATGACCCATGTCGATGTAAGTATTTCCATCAATGCAATATACATCCCCGAATGTATAGCACGTGTCGCACATGACGCTCTCGGGCCAATCACCATCCTTCGAGCGGTCGATATCCTTGACGGCCGTCAGGGTATGGCCGCCGTGGTGGTACTGATATGGTCGGCTTATAAGGCGGTCCGGTAGATAGGCGTCCTCGCCCGTCTTGGCCGGGATAGCGATGGGCGACCTGACGCTTATAGGCCATGTTTTTCTCGCCGCTCTCTCGGCGGCAGTTAGAGACAGTGACCAATCGTCATCGTTGTAGGGTGAGACTTGGCCCCCATGATAGAAGTACGTCGTCGTAGGCTTGTGATTGGATGAATACCACAGACCACCGTCCCACGTGCCATCCTTCTCTTGCAAGTTGACCGTTTCCGTAGCCGTCATGAGAACCAGCCGCGACCATCCGATAGACTGCTCGACAAGGAATGTGATGGCCTTATCTGCCCACCAACGCGAGGGTAGATGCGCCATCACATCACGAACGAAGACTTCCGTATCCGACTCATTGGCTTCCGTGTCGATATCAATGATGCCATTATGAAACACGAACACGCGACCTTCATTGGCATCCTGATACTCGAACGGATGTGCATGCGACTGCGCACATGGACCATGTGTAGCCATGCGGAAGTGCGCCACATACTCGATATCGGAGCGCCTATCCACGCGCTTGAGGGTCTTACGAAACGCCTCTCTCTCGGCTGGCCCAAAACGCTTGGTATACAGTTGCCCAGCCTCGCGCCATGCGACTCCAAACCCATCAGGGTGGCGCTTGATGGCTGTGTCTATGACTTGTGTCGGAATGTTCGCCCCACGTCCCTTCGCGGTCGGGCGATATGCAATCATGCACATGATTGACGTGCTACCTACCTTCCTGCGACTTATGTCGCGACTCATTGAGTGTTTCGATACGCCTGAATACATCTTCTAGGCGCACCTTACGAGACGGCATATCCTCGTCAGGGTGCCAACATCGCCCGTCTACGTTGTCATGGGCATGCTCGCCATCATCACCGATATTGCGATATTCTCCGCATTCGGGATGACATATCGAAGCGTCGTGTTGGAGCGCTGCCAGCTCGGCATACTCCACTGAAGCAATCTCTGATGCTGTGAGGTAAGCTGTCGTGCCAAGGCTAGGTATGCGATTTGCTGAACTGACGCCGATACAAGCATTGCAATAACACGGGTCATCCATGCCCGGTGTCTCCTTCCTGCTGCCCATCGGCAGCGTCTAATGGTGACCGCAGCGCCGTCATAAACGCATCGTATGCGGCTATTGAGGCATGCGCTTCTTCTGCACGGCGCGCTATACCTTTCTCACGGATGGTCTGATACGCGTCCTCGGCTTGCGTTGTCGGACGATGCCATGATGGCTCGCGCGGTTCCGCGTGATTACGATAGTCCACAGCTTGCGCACGAGCGCGCAGGGCTAACAGGATGGGGGATTGACGGTCGATATCAGACATCAATAGCCATCCTAGTCGGCGTGAGCATCTGTGAAGCGTCCATCTCTGCGAGAAGGCGCTGCTGCTCTATGTCATCCCAATAGACACCCACATCTGGATACCCATGCTGGCCGCTATGACCCAGCCACAACTCACAGTAGTAGCGGGAACCATCGGGCTGTCGAGAGTTACAAAGCTCAGGCTCACTATTGCAATCTAGGCATTCACCATCAGGGCATCCATCCCCGCAGCTACACTGTGGCCTTTCCTCCGTGCCTTCATCCGGCTCAGCGGTAACGTCCGCGAGGAGGTCAGGGTCGATAGGGCGGTCCGGTTCATCTAGCTCGGGTACCATCTCCGGTTCCGGGGCTGCCATTTCCTCGAAGCGACCGCGAAACTTCTCGCGCATGAAGGACATGAGCGCCGGGTACTTACCCACTTCCTGAGCCCAGCGAATGAACGCACTCACTTGAATAAGATGCCCGCTATCGCGAGTGTATTCCACCATCGCGGCGGTCCATTCCAACTTCGCATAGAAACGGTCTATGCGCAGCGTGCCACGGGGCAAACGGAACTCGATACGCCCTTGGTTACTCGCATTGAGCACGCAATAGCGGTTTTGAGACGCATATCCATAGCGCATAACCCTGTACGCCCAATCGTCAAGGAGGTCAGAGTCCAACTCATTCCCAAAACGCGCCCAATGGTTTGCGCTATGCTGGGTCCGTTGACTCATTCGCATAGACCAACGTGGGTTATGGACGACCATCTCAGCGAACCGCGCAAGATGGCCTGCATCATCAAATGCATCCGTGCCGATGTTGATATGCAATCCGCATGTGTCACCATCATGAGAACGCACGCCACCATGCAAGAGGGATTTAAACATACTTGTCAGGTATGGGCGAGCCTTATGCCAATAAGCCAGCGTAGCCGGATGACTAGCAAACTCTGGACCAGTCACAGAGCTATCATGCTTCACATGCCATAGCCCTCGTGGTGCTGCCATAGAAACGGCCTCATCCGCCGTCATGGCCCCTTCGATAGTTTGACGTTCTTGGGCGCGTATGATATGACGGTCATTACGCAAGCGCCATGCCCGCCATTCGTTCATTTGGAGACAATATATACGTACCTCATCGTCCGTCGCGTGATGGGACAGTGGGTGGACGATGGGACAGCCGGGTAGTTCGGGTATACGTGCAGGTTCCTGAATGGCGGTTTCCAACTCCACACCGAGGGTAGGAGTAGGGTTACCAGTTTCTCGTTCAGCGGCGCGGTCTGCGGCCGTCTTGCGAGCGAGCCATCCCCGGCTCGGCTGCGACGAATACGAGTGCATCGCAAGCGAGTGGACGCCATGAGGGAGTCCTTTCTTGCGCTTGCACGGGTCACAATCGCACGTTGCGAGGTCAGCGGTGCGTACCGCTTCCTCTCGCGCGGTCATCTAGCCCTCCCCTCCCACTGCCGTCGTAGCGTTTCGGCTGATGCTGGCATTGCAAGACCATGAACAGCACCCTTCGGGTGAACTCGGTTACGGTTGCGCGCGTTCTTAGCAGCACGCACCTCCCGCGCATGGTCATCCACTAAGCGACCCATGTGCGTTCCAATGATGGTGCTCACGGGCATCTATTATCCTCCTATGCTACGTCGAGCGTGGACACGCTCCCCGACCGGCCGAGCGTTTGGACTCGGCCGATTACGGGAGGGCGTCGCAAACCAGCCCTACCCTAATCCTGCGTTGACGCGCGAAGACCGCGCGCTACTCGGCGCGCAGCCGCGTCGCATTATGCGCACTGGTACTGCGCGGAGTAGGGGCGCGGGCGCTACTAGGGGAAGATGGTCTGCCCATTCCACGGGCAGTCTGGACACTCGATGATATGTAGTGCTTCGATGGCGGACTCACGTGCCGTGTTATAGGCCGCCAGTGCCGTGCGATAGACTCCCCATGCCTTGAGATAGTTTGCCCGTATATGATAGTCCACCCGAGATGAACATACGTTATCCCAAGCCTGCCATGCTGAATCATAATCCTTCCATGCCATATTCACAGCCTTCTGCGCTGTATCAGAGGATGTCCGCGCCATGTCATAAGCGGCGGGCAGTGAGCCACGAACAGGGCGGATGAGGCGCAGACGCAACGCGCGTTCCTTCTCCGGCTTATACTTGTTGATGTAATCGAGTCGCTCTTGCAGCGGTGCCGTTAGCGGTTCAGCTAATACGTCGTGGTGGACGTGCCAGTACCATTCGCCGGTCATGTATCACTCCCACTCGATGATGATGACTTCACCAGCGGCGAAGTCCCATATGGCGCGTTGACCGTAGTGACGGCCGAGCGTGATGGCACGCTCTCGGCTGATGACGTATTCCACCGGGTCGATAGCGATACGCCCTTCGGGCGTCACCCACGTACCGAAGTACGGCGTGCCGTACTCCCCGGCGATGTGACGCCCAATGTATTCCATGCACTCGGCCTTCACATCACCCTCAAACGCGCTTACACGCGCTACGGCATAGCCGTGTTTCGGCTCGAACGGTCGGCCGGTCAGCGCGTCGAATGTACCACCGCCGTGTTCTGCGGTGTAGGTCGCGACATCGAAGTCGCGCAGAGCGTCGCGTCCGTGCATGTCAGTCCTCGCAATCCTTCGCGCCAGACTCTAGAAACGTCCAGCCGCATGTCATGCACGACTCGCCACTCTCGACGGCCTCTGCGTGTTGGAAGTCGCGGTCAGCACAAGGCTCATCGGGCATGCAGGGCGACTCACTCGCCCCGCAATGCGGGTCACGGTTTGCAGCGCGGTATCGTTCATCAGCGGTCATGTCACACAACCCTCCGACACAACTTGCAGTGATTGGGTCGGCTGCCTGCATCGTGGACGGGCAGCCGATGGTCGGAACAGACGGCGCGCATGTCACACTCCCTCCACGGTCACGAAGAACGTGCTCAGGGCCGAGTCGGGGTGGCCAGCCATGAAGATGGCCACCATGTCATTCGGCAGGTTTGTTGCGGCTGCTACGTAGCCGGTGACACGAGCGCCCCCCATCCTACGGCGGGCACATTCTCGCGCTACGAGTGCCATCGCAACCTGACCATCGGTTGTATTGACGCTGATGTGACGCATTGTGACAAGCCTCCGTGTTGTGTGTTTCCGTGCGCGCTGTATG